ATTGACCCGCACGCCTTCCGACAGTGGACGCCCGCCGCCCAGGAGAAAGCGTTGCAGGCCCTGCGGGAACGCACCGCCAAGAACTGGCGACCGTTCTACTGCCCGAACCCGCAGTGCAACGGCAAACCGCACGGCGAATGGGAATGGAACCATGCCCGCGCCGACCAACGCCCACCCACCGACCGGGACTGGCTCGTCTGGCTGCTCATGTCCGGGCGTGGCACCGGCAAGACCCGCACCGGCACCGAGTTCACGCACCGTGTCACCAAGAAACTGCCCCGCATCGCCCTGGTGGCGGGAACGTCGACCGACGCCCGCGAGGTCATGCTCGAAGGCGAGTCCGGCATCCTCACCATCGCCCCACCCGATCACCGCCCCGTGTACGAACCGTCGAAGAAGCGACTCACCTGGCCGAACGGTTCGATCGGCACGATCTTCTCCGCCGAGGAACCCGACCGCCTCCGCGGCCCCGAGCACTACTACGCCTGGCTGGACGAACCCGCCCACTGGCCGCTCGTGCAGGAATGCTGGGACAACATGCTGTTCGGTCTGCGCCTCGGTGCCCGCCCCCGCATCATCTGCACCACCACCCCGAAGTCGCGGCCGTGGCTCAAGGAACTGATCGCCGACCCGACGACACGCATGGTGTCGGTGTCCACGTACGAGAACCTGGAGAACCTGTCCCCGGTGTTCGCCGAACGGGTCATCGGCCGGTACGAAGGCACCCGCCTCGGCCGACAGGAACTCCACGGCGAACTGCTCACCGACGTCGAAGGCGCGTTGTGGACGTGGGAGATGATCGAAGAACACCGCCAACTCCGACCGGACCGGTTCGACCGGATCGTCGTCGCCGTCGACCCTGCTGGCACCCGCAACCGGAACTCCGACGAGACCGGCATCGTCGTGTGCGGTTCCGTCGATGACCACACCTGGGTGCTCGCCGACCGGTCCGGCAAGTACAGCCCGCACGGCTGGGCCAAGGCGGTCGAGTCGATGTACGACTTCTACGAAGCGGACGCCGTCGTCGCCGAAACGAACTTCGGTGCCGACATGGTGATCTCCACGTTGCGGACCTCGGGCATCACCGCCCGTATCATTGAGCAACGCTCCGCTCGTGGAAAGGAACTTCGGGCCGAACCGATCGTCGGTCTGTACGAGCAGGGCAAAGTGCATCACGCCGAAGTGTTCGAGGACTTGGAAGCCCAGATGACCGAATGGGTGCCGTCGGAAACGCGGGACTCACCGGACCGTGTGGACGCCCTCGTGTTCGCTATCTCCGAGTTGCAGAAGAAGCGATCCAAGGCGGCGGTCTCCAACCCGCTGCGGCTCGTCAAGTCAGCCTGAAACCGAAAGGGTCCCACCCATGAACCGGCCACGTGTCGCCGTCTACACGCCCATCCTGAACGAAGCCATCCACATCGAACGGTGGGCCGAGTCCGCCCGGCAAGCCGACCTGCTGCTCATGGTCGACACCGGCTCCCACGACGGGTCGTACATGCTGGCCCGGTCCTGCGGAATCGACATTCACCGTGCCGAGTTCCGGCCGTTCCGTTTCGATGACGCCCGCAACGCCGCCCTCGGCCTGATCCCCGCCGACATCGACATCGTCGTGCATCTCGACGCCGACGAAGTGCTGGAGCCCGGCTGGCGCGAAGCGATCGACGGCACCGACCCGGCCGACTCGCGCTGGTGGTACACGCTGCGCCCCGGCACGACCGCGTCATGGGCGTCGCAGCAACGCTCCAACATCCACCGCCGCTTCGGGTACCGCTGGAAACACCCGGTCCACGAAGTGATCGCCGGGCCGCAACCCACCGCGACCCTGGACCTGACGATCACCCACCTGCCCGACATCGGCAAGACCCGCACCCACTACCTCGGCATGCTCGAAACGGCCGTCGCCGACGAACCCGCCAACGCCCGCATGCGCTACTACCTGGGCCGCGAGCAGTTCTACCGCAACCAGTGGGACAACGCCCGGGTCACCCTGATGCGGTACCTGGAGTTGCCCGACGCGACGTGGGAACCGGAACGCTGCGAGGCGTACCTGATGATCGGGCTCATGGACAACGACCCGCCCCGCTGGTTCGCGAAGGCGATCGGCGAGTGCGCCGCCCGACGCGAACCGTACGCGCTCACCGCCAGGTACTACGCCAACATCGGCGACCTCGACCAGGCCCGCGCCTGGGCCGGGCTGGCAGCGTTGCGTACGGACATGACGATCTTCACGACCCGCTCCGACTGTTGGGGCAGCTACTGGACCGACTTCCTGGAGGCGATCGGATCATGACGGACTCCCCGAACATCGAACCGGGCTGGTACAGCGAAGCCCAGTTCACTCATCCCCGCCACGAATGCCCCCGCCCCGACTACTGGCACACCTACGACATCCAGGGCACCGAGGCCGAAGTGATCGAAATGGTCGGCGGTCTGGTCCGCGGCCTGCAACCCGAGATCGTCCTGGAAACCGGCACGTCCCGCGGGTTCATGGCGTTGCGGATCGCGCAGGCCCTCACCGAGAACGGGCACGGTCACCTGTACTCCTACGAACCGGACGAGCGCACATGGGCAGAGGCGGTCGCGAACGTGTGGCCCTACGAGACGGCGACACTGATCAACGAACCGTCGATGCAGACGTGGACCGGCATGCCGATCGACTTCGCCTGGTTCGACTCGCTGCTCGACTTGCGCTGGCGGGAGTTCGACTTCTACTACCCGGACCTGTCCGACCGATGCGTGGTCGGCTTCCACGACACCGCACCCCACTTCGGGTTCTGGGCCAAGGAGGTTCGCATGGACGAACGACTCGACATCATCAACCTGCCGACACCCCGCGGCGTCATCCTCGGGCGGGTCCTCAAGTGAGCCGCGGTCCGTGGCGTGACGGCAAGGTCCCGAACTCGGCGATCGGGGAACGGGTCGAGCACTGGTCCAAGGTCGACAACGAGTCCTGGTTCCAGATGATCGGGCTCATCAGCGAACTGGAAGGCGAACCGGGCATGCTGTCCGGCAACGTCGAGCACATGGAGTTCCACTTGCACCCGCCCATCCCGACCGAAGCCGACCAGGCATGGAGGACACTGTGACCGTCACCACCACCATGATCGTCGCCATGATCGTCGGCACCATCGCCGTCGGTCGCGGCACCCGTCTGTTCGTGGACGACGACATGCCCCTGTTCAAGGGGTTCCGGGAATGGTTCGTGCTCAAGGTCCCCGAACCGTGGAACGAACTCATCGTCTGCCCGTTCTGCACGAGCATCTACCTGGCGGCAGCGAACGTCACGTGGGCCTTCGTGTCTGATCTGCACTGGACGTGGTGGTTCCTGAACCTGCTGCTGGCCTCTGCGTACGTTGCCGCCATGATCAACGTGAGGGACGTCCCGCAGGACTAGCATCCCGCCAATGGTACGAACCCGCGAACGTCGCCCCGAACCGCCCAACGGCTTCGTAGCATCAGCCGTCCGTCTGCCCGCTGCGAACACGCACATGGCTGGCAAGGCCCGGGGCTGGCAATCGCAGGCGTGGTCGTACTTCGATTCGGTCGGCGAACTCCGCTACCTGGCGAACTGGATCGGCAACGTCCTGTCCCGTGCCGAACTCCACGCAGCGAAGCGCGAAGGGAACTCGCTGGTTCCGCTCACCGACGGCGCAGCCCGCGAAGCGATGGACGCCCTGTACGGCGGGCCGCAGGGCCAGAGCCAGATGCTGCAACTGCTCGGGGTGGACACCACCGTGTCCGGTGAGGGCTACATCGCCGCCCGCAACGAGGACGAATGGGACGTGCTCGCCACCGGCAAAGTCACCCAGGCCAAGAACAGCGGGGTGATCACCGCCAACTTCGGTGACGGCGACCCCCGGTACATCATGAAGAAGGAGGACCTGCTCATCCGAGTGTGGACTCCGCACCCGACGAACCCGGCCGAAGCGGACGCCCCGACCCGCTCGAACCTGCGGACCCTGTCGCAGATCGTCGGCTACGACGACCACATCTCCGCCCAGTTGACGTCCCGCCTCGCTGGTGCGGGCATCCTGTTCATGCCGTCGGACATCCAGTTCGCCGCCGCGAACGAGTCCGACCCGGAAGCCACCCAGGCTGACGTGTTCATGTCGACCCTCCACGAGGCGATGGAAGCCGCCAAGACCGACCGGACATCCCCGGCAGCGTTCGTTCCGATCGTCGTCACGATGCCCGGCGAGTTCGTGGACAAGGTCCAGCACATGCAGTTCTGGTCCGAACTGGACCGCAGTGTCATCGACATGCGCCAGTCGGCGATCCAACGCTTCGCGATCGGCATGGACGTCCCGCCCGAAGTCCTGATGGGCAACTCCGACTCGACGCACTGGAACGCTTGGCTGTCCGAGGAATCGGCGATCAAGGCGCACCTGGAACCCCGCCTCGGTGTCATCGCCCATGCGCTCACCGTCGGCTACCTGCGCCCGGCGTTGAAAGGTGTCGTCGCCGACGACGAACTGGACGACTTCTACGTCATCGCCGACACGACGAACATCCGGGTCCGTCCGAACAAGTCGGCCGAGTCGCTGGAACTCCACGACCGTGGCCTCATCAAGCAGTCGGCGGTCCTCCGCGAGACCGGGTTCAAGCCCGAGGACATCATGGACGGCGACGAGTACCGCAACTGGCTGTTGCAGCGCATCGCCACCGGCGCGGTCACACCGGAACTCACCGCCGAAGCGCTCCGCATCCTCGGCGCGGACATCGACACCGCCGTCGTCATGCCCGAGTCGATGCAGCAACCCCCGGACAGCAACCGCACCGACACCGAGATCGGTGTGGTCCGTCAACTCCCGGACGAGAACGAGTCACGTGACCGGGCGAACGAACCGCTCGTCGCCGCCTGCTCCGTGCTCGTGTACCGGGCCCTGGAACGTGCCGGGAACCGCCTCCGCAACGCGCACCCGATGTCGGACACGCAGGCAATGGCCGCGCACACCGTCTACACGGTGCTGGCCTCCGCTGATGTCGGCAAGCTGCTCGCCGGTGCCTGGGACTGTGCACCCGAAGCGTTGGCGGCGTACACCGACGACGTGGCCCCCGTCGTGGACGTCCTGGACTTCTACGTGCGGGGCCTGCTGTCCTCGAAGCGACCGCACAACCCGAACACGCTGGCCCGCCTCCTGGAGGCGTCGCACCTGGAAGCCGTGACGGTCAACTCCTGATTCGCTACGGTGGTGACTCATGGACCTCGTCACCTTCGCCGCCGAACGCGACGCACAGTTGACGTCGCTGGCCGACGAGTACCGTCCCGCCGTTGAGAGCGCACTGCAAGAACCGGTCCCGGAGGACCGCACCGCCGAGTTGGTCGCTGCGATCACCGTGCTGTTCCTGCTCACCTACGGCGACGAGGGCGGCAACGAGTCACGGGCCCGCGAGTTCGGGTCGTGGTTCGTGTCCACGATGCGCGACGCGCTGGCCCTGACGATCCCGGACGAGTCCGAAGCGCAAGTGGACCGCATCTCGACGTGGCTCGCGACGGCCACTCTCGGCGCGGCGACGCTCAAGGCGGCGGAGTCGAACGCCCAACCCGGCGACGAACTCGTCAAGACGTGGATCACGATGCTGGACGACAAGGTCCGTGACACGCACCAGCCGTTGCACGGCGAGACGCAGCCGATGGACGGGTTCTTCACCGTCAAGACCGAACCGCCTGCCGACATGCAGTACCCGGGTCAGCCGGTCGGACCGGTCGAGGCGTGGATCAACTGCCGGTGTGTCCTGTCGATCTCGCAGGGTGTCGTCGCGTCCGGGGCGAAGGGCGGGTTCTCCGGTGTCGTGATCGTCGCACTGCCCGAAGGCGACAACATGATCACCTACAAGGACGGCGACACCACCGAGATGCACCAGACACTGGTGTACCTGGGCAGCACCGACCAGTTGCAGCCCGGCGAGATGGAAACGATCGAGGCGGTCGGCCGGGAGATCGCTGCGTCCACTGCCCCGTTCACGGCGAGGATCGCAGGTCTGGCGACACTCGGGGAGGATCAGGACACCGTCGCGATCACCGAAGCACAAGAACTCCAGATGCTGCACGAGATGGCTCGCGACAACGAGACCGTCGAGGCCATGTACCAGGAACGCAACGGGCATCCGACATGGATCAGTCACGTCACCGCCCAGGAACTCCAGCCCGGCGACGAACTGACCTTCGACCGCATCGGTGTCTGGTTCGGCGGCGATGATCACCGCACCTTCGAGATGGGAGCCCCCGTGGATGACACGATGATTGACGATCTCGACGTGATGGACGAGACCGACGACGTCCCCGAAGTGTCCGAGCCGATCGCCGCCGAGGACGCCAACATGCCCGTCCACGGTGTCATCGCACCCGAGGGCGTCAAGTCCGGTGACGGTCGCAGCTTCGCCCCGGGCGGCACCGTGTGGGACGACCTGCCCCTTCCGCTCAAGTGGCAGCGCGCCGACGACCCGGAGCATCAGGGGTCGGTGATCGTCGGCAAGATCACCGTCATCGAACGGGTCGGCAACGTGCTGGAGTGGGAGGGCGAACTGCTGTCGCGCATCCCCGAGGTCGAGGAAGTCATCTACCTCATCGCCGAGCAGGCCCTGCGCGGCATCTCCGTCGACATGGACGACGCGACCGTCACCCAACTGGACGAAGCCGCCACACCGCTGGAACGCAGCGAGTACGAGTTCGCCGGTCGGATTCGGGCAGCCACCATCGTGTCCATCCCCGCCTTCCCGGAGACGTACATCGCGCTCGGACCGCGCCCCGGCTCACAGGTCGAGTCCGAGGAAGTCGCCGAGGACGAAGCACTCGCCGCGGACGCACGCGACGCCACCGACCGCATCGCGTCGTTCAAGCGCGGGTCCGGCTGGATCACGAACCCCGAGGACACCGCCCGCCTGCACCGCTACTGGACGAAGGGCAAGGGCGCAGCCAAGATTCGATGGGGCACGAGTGGTGACTTCACCCGGTGCACCCGCCAACTCCGCAAGTACATCGACCCCCAGTTCCTGAACCGCACCTGTGCCCAGTGGCATCATGATGCGCTTGGGTACTGGCCCGGTGAATGTGGACGCCCCGGTAACCCGCCGTGTGGCGCAAAGCGCGGGGGTTTCTCCGCAGACAGCGAGGACTTCGACATGGACACCGAGACCTTCCGTGACTACGACGCCGCCCAGCGCCGCAAGATGGCCGAGAACGGCACCGCCATGCCCGACGGGTCGTACCCGATCGCTGACGTCGAGGATTTGCGCAACGCCATCCAGGCGATCGGTCGCGCCTCGGACCCTGACGCCGTCAAGCGGCACATCCGCAAGCGGGCCAAGGCACTCGACGCCGAGAACCTGATCCCCGACACCTGGTCGGAGGAAGCCGTCGCTGCGTCTGCTGCGTCGCACGCCCACACCATCACGGTGGACGTCCCCAACCACAGCCACACCGCGGTCGAGGACCACCAGATCAACCTGGTCGCCGCGGCCCCGCCTGCCCGGGTCCCGGCCGAATGGTTCTCGAACCCGAACCTCGAAGGCCCCACCCCGCTCACCGTCACACCAGACGGTCAGGTGTTCGGGCACATCGCCAAGTGGGGCACCTGCCACATCGGCATCGACAAGGTGTGCGTCACCCCACCGAAGTCGAAGCAGGACTACGCGTACTTCCATCTCGGCACGATCGACACCGACGGCGGCGAACTCGCTGTCGGGTCGCTCACCCTCGGCACCGGCCACGCCGACCTCAAGATGTCCTCGACGGACACCGCCCGCCACTACGACCACACCGGCACCGCGGTCGCGAAGGTCCGTGCAGGCGAGGACGAGCACGGCATCTGGGTGGCAGGCACGATCTGCGACGGTGTCACCGACGAACAGGTCCGCACCCTGCGGTCTGCTGGCGGCATCTCCGGCGACTGGCGTTCCATTGGTGGGAACCTGGAACTGGTCGCTGCGCTGGCGGTGAACGTGCCGGGTTTCCCGGTGCCCCGCCCGGCGTTGGCTGCGTCAGGCGGGCGTCAGACCGCGCTCGTCGCCGCAGGCGTCGTAGAAGTGACCGACGGCGGGAACGGCATCAACATCGAAGCGATCGCCGCGGCGGTCGTCGCGAAGATGGACGCCAACAAGCGGCGTTCCGAGAAGCTGGCGAAGCTCGACCAGACCCGCCAAGAGGCGCGGGCCCGGCGTGTGGCCGCACTATCCTCGGTCGAATGATCTACCCACGAGAGGACCACTGACATGGGCTGCGGCTGCAAGGGCGGGAACCGCCAGTACGTCGTCAACTACCCGGACGGCAAGCAGACCAAGGTCGCTTCGCTGTCCGAGGCGATCACCGTCGCCCGGCGCGTCGGTGGCACCTACTCGCGCATCCCGACCTGATGGGTTGGGCTGTTGAGGTAAGATTGACGGGTGATCTGCCCGCTCTGTCCCAAGCCTTCGCAGCGCCACGCCCCCAACGGTTGGTGTTCCGCCCACTACTGGCGCTTCCGTCAACACGGTGATCCTCTTGCCGGGCGCACGCCTGACGGTGAAGCGAAACGCTGGTTCGATGACCACGTCATGGACGAGACGGACGAGTGCGTCCTCACCCCATACGTGCAGAAAGCGTCGGGGTACGGAGTGTGGGCAGCAGACGGGCAGAAGTTCCGTGCGCACGTCGAGTCCTGCACCGTGCATCACGGGCCCCGGCCCGAAGGCATGGACGCCCTGCACAAATGTGGCGTCAGGAACTGCATCAACGGACGCCACCTGTACTGGGGCGACGACTTCGACAACGTCGCCGACCGGCGACACCACGAGAGGCACGGACATGGGACGTTGAGGGCAGAAACTTCACCGTGAGTGGGTGCATGTCGCCCCTGACGGGAAGGTGACTGTCGTGAACAGTCTCGCCGAAGCCCTCCACAAGGTCCACACGGACGGAGGCGCATACCAGCAGCGTCAGGAGCGTCGCTGACGAGGATGCTTGCATTGCAGTGACACGGTGTGTCTATGCTGTGCGGCAGACGCCCAACTGCCACAGCGAAGCTCGGCACGTTGTCCACCTGTGAAGCAGGGGATCGGTGAGAACCCATCCATCCCGCACACACGTGGAGACAACGTCATGTACGAACTGCCCGAATCGCTCGAAGGTCTCGATCTCACTGCTCTCGATGAGCAGATCGACGCCGCCCTGGACGCCTTCCAGGGTCTCAACATTTCCGAGGCTTCCTCGGACGAGGACCTGGACACCGCCGAGGCGATCCAGGCAGCCCTGAACACCCTTCGCACCGCCCGCTCCGAAGTGGAGGTCGCTGCGGCTGCTCGCGCAGAGCGCATCGCCCGCCTCACTGCCGAGCCCGAGGTCGAGACGCCCGCACCCGCGGACGAGACCGTCGTCCCGGAGGCTGTTGCCGCCGACGCCGAGGTCATCACACCCGACGAAGTTCTCGACACCCAGGAGGCCGTTCCAGTGGCTGCATCAGCCGGTCCGAATACCCATCGCACGGTTTCGCCGGTTGCGCGTGCCGCCGCCGCCGCCCCCGAAGTGATCATCCCGGCCAACAAGCCGGTGGCGTCGCTGATCGCTGCGGCCGACGTGCCCGGCTACGGCAACGGCCAGGAACTCGAAGGCATGGCAGCCGCCACCAAGGCGATCCTGTCCCGCACGAAGGGCCTGCCCCGTCAGAACCTCGCCACCGCCGCTGGTGGTGTCCGTCAGCGTTACGGCGCTGCGCTCATCCGCAAGGACGGCTTCGGTGACCTCGTCCAGGACGACGGCAACTCCGACTACGACCTCGTGTGGCGTGCCGGTGACCCCTCCCGCCTCCCGGGTGGCTCGCTCGTCGCCGCTGGCGGCTGGTGCGCACCGTCCGAGACGCTGTACGACCTCTGCCAGTACGAGACCGTCGAGGGCATCCTCGATGTCCCGGAGTTCAACGTGACCCGTGGCGGCATCCGCTACACCCAGGGCCCGGACTTCGCCGACATCTACGCCGCCTGCGGTTTCGAGCAGACCGAGGCCGAGGCCATCGCCGGTGACTGCAAGGACTGCTGCACCGTCGGCTGCCCGTCGTTCTCCGAGATTCGGATGGACGCGATCGGCCTGTGCGTCAAGAGCCCGATCCTCACCGAGCACGCCTACCCCGAGTTGGTGCAGCGGTTCATCGAGGGCGCGCTCGTTGCTCACCAGCACAAGGTGAACAAGTACATGCTCGACCACATGCTGATGGCAGCCGGGACGCCGCTCGTGGCCCCGTCGCTCGGCGCACTGCGGTTCAACCTGGAAGCCCTCGCGGTCAACGCGCTCGGCCTGCGGTACGACTACCGCCTGTCGCAGACCGCTGACATCGAGGTCATCCTCCCGTTCTGGGTCAAGACGGTGTGGGTCATGGACCTCGCCTTCCGCAACCAGCAGTCGGGCCAGGCAGCCGAGGCCGAGATCGCCAAGTGGTTCTCGGACCGCAACCTCTCCCCGCAGTGGGTGTACGACTTCCAGGACCCGACGGTGAACGCGACCACGCATGCGGTCACGATCCCGTCGACCTTCACGGCGCTGCTGTACCCGGCAGGCACGTGGAGCAAGGGCACGGCGGACGTCATCTCGCTCGACGCGGTGTACGACTCGCCGAACCTCGAAGCGAACCAGTACACGGCGCTGTTTGTCGAGGAAGGCATCCTCGCCGTCCAGAAGTGCCTGCACACCGTTGCGGTCACGGTCGCCACCTGCGCCTCCGGCAAGGGTGTCCTGGACTCCATCGACATCTGCTTCCCCGGCGACGTCGCCCCGACCTGATCTGACATCGGAAGTCCTGGCGGTGGGTGGTGGGACCCTCCCACCGCCAGGGCACTTCGACCGAAGGAGGTAGTCCCATGAACATTTCCGAAGCACGCAAGTACGTGGAAGTACCCGCGGCGGTCCCGTTCCAGGGAGGCATCCTTTCGGTCGCTCAGATTCTGTCGGCAGGAGATCATGACCTGCTCGGAGCCGAGTACCAGACCGACGCCTGTGCAGAGGGCGGCATCTGGGACCTGCTCTGCTGGATCGACAAGGGCATCGCTGACTGTGCCGGTTCGACCGTGCCAGCGCCGCCTGGTGGGTACAAGCAGTTCGGTCAGCCGGACATGGTGTCCGGTTCGCCGTTCGCCGTGTACGACGGTGTCGACTGCGACGGGCCCGGCTCCACCGGCAACGAGGAACGGGCACGGCGTCGTCTCGGCTACTCCGAGGGGCGTCAGGTCGACCGCAAGGTGACCGCCATCCTCGAAGCAGGCAAGGACGCTGACCTCACCGACGTGTCGCTGCAAGAGGCGATCATGGCGTTCGAGGATTTGGCCGCTGCGAACTACGGCGGCTACCCCGTCATCGTCATGCCACGCTCGATGGCTGTGTGCGCCTACGCACAACGTCTCGTGGAGCGCGGCCCGAACGGCGGTCTGATCACCGTGAACGGCACCCAGGTCGCTGCGACGGCCCCAGCAGATGATGCCACCACCCCGAACGAGGCGAGGGTCTACCTCGCTGGTCGGATCACCCTCATCCAGGGGGACGTCCGAACGATCGAAGTTCCAGGCGTCGTCCGACCGGACGGCAAGTGTGATCCTCGACGTGCGCTGGCTGAACGCATGTACGTCCCACTCATCGAATGCACGGTCGTCGCAGCCACGGCGTCGTGCAATCCCACCCCGACCCCGTAACGCAAGGAGCAACTGAGATGGCAAACGCAAAGAGCTTCCCGCTCGTTCGTGGTCGGACGATGCGAGTGACAAAGACCGACGGCTGCTGCGGCCCCCAGTTCGGCAACGACAACTCGATCGTCACCGACGGGTTCGTGTCCGTGGCCCTGTCGGCGAACATCACGACCGCCGAGGAAATCACCGTCACGAACGCCAACGGCAAGACCTGTGTGCGTGACACCGGGTCCCCGTCGTTCGACGGGTACGGCGTCGAGTTGACGTTCTGTGAGGTCCAGCCCTGCCTGTTCTCGATGATCACCGGGCAGCCGCTGGTCACCGACCCGGCCGGTGACGTCATCGGGTTCAAGATGAACTCCGGTGTGAAGCTCGACGCTTCCGGCTTCGCGCTGGAAGTGTGGATGGGTGTCCCCGGTGTGGCCTGCGAAGGCGACGCTGGTGCGTACGGCTACCTGCTGCTTCCCTGCTTGCAGGGTGGTGTCATCGGCGACTTCACGATCGAGAACGCCGCCATCACGTTCACGATCACCGGTGCCGCCACGAAGGACGGCAACGGTTGGGGCCTCGGCCCGTACGAGTCGCATCGCCTCTCGACCCCGCTGGAGGATGACGACCACCTGTACGTCGTGTTCTCGACGGTGGAACCGCCTGCCGAGACGGACGGCTGCGTGGCGCTCATCCCGGCTGGGATGTCGCTGGAAGTCGCCGACCCGGGCGCGACGATCACGATTCCTCGCGGTCGCCTCGACTGCTGGGATTCGGTTGTGACCGTCGACTGGGGTGACGGCGGAGCACCGGAGACGATCAACTCGCCGACCGCGACCAAGACGCACACCTACACGTCGAACGGCACGTTCAAGGTCACCGCTTCGGCCGTCGGCTGCAACCCGGTCACCTGGGACATCGTCGTCACGGCCGTCGCCCCTCCGGCCACGTGATCCGGCACGGCGTAGGACCTGACGAGTAACGTGAGGGCTCATGGCCCTCATCGACGGAACTGACCTCGGGGAGCAGGAGCCCGGCTCCTGCCTCCCGTGGGAACCCAACATGGCGTGCTGCGACGAGTTCGCCGACTACGACCCTGATCTGCAACTGCGGGCCAAGTCGCTTGCCTGGTCCACCATCCGGGCGTTGACAGGCGGTCGTGTTGGGTCGTGCCCGGTGACGATCCGTCCGTGCCTGACGCCGGATGTGTGCACCGTCTGCTTCGGTGAGTCGTGGCTGGCCCCGTACGTTGACGAGGCGGGTCACTGGAAGAACGCTGCGTGCCGTCGTGAAGGGACGTGCTCGTGCTGCTCGATGTGCGAGGTCATCCTGCCTGGTACGGCTGCGGTCGTCGGGCGGGTTCGTATCGACGGCGTGGAGATCGACCCGCACCTGTTCCGCATCGACAACGGCAACCGTCTCGTCCGCCAGGACGGGCAGTGCTGGCCGTCGTGTCAGGACATGGGGGCCCCGGCCGGTTCGATCGGCACGTTCGACATCACGTACATCCCCGGCATCTACCCGACCGAGGCGGGTCTGTGGGCTGCGGGTGTGCTCGCGTGCGAGTTCGCGAAGGCGTGCACCGGGGGCAAGTGCCGTCTGCCGTCGTCGGTGACGTCCATTGTCCGTCAGGGCGTGTCGATGGAACTGTCGGGTGGCATGTTCGACAACGGCACCGGCATCCGTGAGGTCGACGCCTACATCCAGTCGGTGAACCCGAACGGGGTGAAGGTCCCGTCGAAGGTGTACTCCCCCGAGTTGATCCAGGGACGGCATCGCATCCAGACGTCCGTGGTCCGCAGCGGTTCGATCCCCGGTGGTGGCGGTGGTGGCGGCACGGGTGGGGGCGCGTCGACGCTTGATGACCTGACCGACGTCGATCTGACCGGGGCGATCCCTGGCATGACGATCGTGCTCCAGGATGACGGCACCTGGAAGGCCGTACCGCTCCCGGCGGGTGGCGGCAGCGTCAAGGTCATCCGGCACTCGTATTGGGACAACGGGTCGGAGTCAGCCCCGGTCCTGGTAGCCGGGCTGGAGGCGGGCGTCGACTGGGTGACGTTGCCGCATCAGGAGATCGACCCTGACATCGACTGGTACGACTACCTCGACGGCCGCGACCATCCGTCATGGGGTGGGACGAAGGTCGGGTCGTTCACGTTCGAGATGCGGCCGAACAAGCTGTACCGGATCACCCTCGACGCCATCCTGCAATGCGGCGACGCCACGCAGAGCAGCCCGATGGTGCTCAGCACGACCCATCCCGCCAAGGACCTGTCGCTGGAGCGGGTCGGCATCGAGTTCTCTGTGTTCCCGAACGCCGCCGACGGCTGGAACTCGGTGAACAACGGGAACTACCCGAAGGACATCTTCTACGCGTCGCAGTTGACGGCGGGGACGGTCCCCGAGAACGGGCCTGCCGGTGCGGGGCATCCGGTCGACGGGCTGGAGTTCGACGGTCACGCCATCCTGACGCATCCGAACCACACCTACCGGGTGGCGACGGAGTTCCTCAATGACGCCACACCGGGCGTCGCGATGAACGTCTGGGTCGGCAGTGTCGTGCCGTCGGGGATGAAGCTGTGGGTCAAGTACCTGCACCTGCTCATCACCGAGGAGGACCCGAACGGCGGCGGTGGCGGAAGCAGCGGCGGTGGCGGTGGTGTAGGCCCCGCGGGCCCGACTGGTCCCACTGGCCCCGAAGGTCCTGCTGGCCCCGAAGGTCCTGCTGGCCCTCCGGGTCCTTCCGGCGTGGCGGGCTCGCTCGATGACCTCGCCGACGTCGACCTGACCAACGCCGAACCGGGCCAGATGTTGCAACGGCAGCCTGACGGGACCTGGCTCCCCGTGTCGTTCGAGCGCCCGCTGCGTTGGCTCACCGACGTCGAGGCACCCGCCGACACCCCGGCCGGGACCGTGCTCGGCACGTCCGGTGAAGGTGTCTGGGAGCCGCTGTCGCTCGCCTACTTGCAAGAGCAGACCGTCGGCCCGTTGCAGGCCGAGATCGGCGATCCGTCCCTGCTGGACTTCGGGGTGCCTGAGCACGACCTCGTCCACTTCTTGATCGAACTCGACTCCCGGCTCGACGCCATCGACGGTGGCACCCTCC